AATCACTAATGCTGGTCATAGCTATACTTACGCTACAATAACTATCACAGGTGATGGTACTGGCGCAACAGCTGAGCCAAGATTGAGTGGCTATCCTATTCAATTAGTTAGTTTTGCTAATGATCTTGCAAGAGGTAAAAACTATACAATCAATCCTAGTGTTACTATTGTAGAAGACGGTTTTGGTGTTGCACTGCTTGACGGTGCGCTAAATGCTGGAGCTCCAGTTCAGGCGGCAATTACTACAGCGTTATCTACTGGTAATACCATTCAATCAGTCGCATTAACAAGTCCTGGCGCAGATTATACTACAGCAAATATAACTTTTAATAATATCGGTGATGGTAACGGCGCAACACTTACTTTAGCTACAGAACCAAGTAGTATTCTTTCTGTTGCAGTTACGAATAGTGGTAGGCATTATTCATATGCAGACCTTACACTTACTTCACCTACTGGTTCAGGTGCAACCTTTACTTCAACGCTAACACCAGTACCACAATATAACCAATATGTTGATGGTGTAACTGGATACGACTTAAACAATATCCCTGCAGGTAAGTTTACTCTTACTTACTTTATTGCTATCTCAGGCGTTGATAATGTATTAAAGATTCCTAGCCAATATTTGCTAGAATCAGTAGTAGAATCATATCAAAAAGGTACTGCAGAAATAGAAGAAATAGAAAAGTTTGGTTTACCTTTTGAAAAATATAGGTTCCTTGGCTTCTCTATTATAAATTCAGACGGTCAACTTCAAACGATTACTGGAACAAACCAGGGTGATGTAACATATTACGACTTAACTAAGAGAGATTCTACTAGCTTAATTGAAGATACTGTTAATACTAATGGTTCTGAAGGTGTTGCTGGTAGGTCATTAAGTGTTACAGCATCTGGCGTTAATGCAGCCTGGTTAGGTGCTACAGAATCTAATAAGGTCTACTACGTTGCTCCACATGGTGTAGATGCTCCTCATTCTGGTAGAAACCAATCAACGCCGTTTGCTTCAATTAAGTACGCTTGCGAAGTAGCTGGCGCTAATGCTACAATCTTTGTTAAGACAGGTTCTTATATAGAAGAACTGCCAATTGTAGTAGGGGATAATACTGCGGTTGTTGGTGATAATCAACGTACAACTCTAGTACACGCTGCGGCCGGTTTTGAAACAGGTATCATGTGGAAGCTATCTAACGGTGCTATCCTAAACAGAATGACATTCAAAGGAATGACTGGTTGGGTTCCTGGTACAACAGCTAGTGATATTACAACATCAACTCCAGCTGGTATCTGTGTAGGTTTCAACGAACTCTCACCGATTACTACAAAATCACCATACGTTCTAGAATGTTCGTTTATTGGCGTTGGCGCTATCGGTGCTTATGTTGATGGTACAGTGCATGCTACTGGTAACAAGAGTATGATCTTCCACGGTTATACTATTATCTCTGATACAGGTGTTGGTTACTGGGTTGATAACGGAGGCTTATCAGAAATTGTATCGTGTTTCACATACTACTGTTACTTTGGATATACGTGTACAGATGGTTCTAAGATCCGATCATTGAACGGCAACTGTTCATATGGTACATATGGAGCAACATCAAGCGGATTTGATGTTAGCGAAACTCCAAACATTGGAGCGTTAGTTGGTGAGCAAATTAATGCTGTTTATGTCGATGGCACAGTTAATACAGGCGATACAATCACTGACACAATTACTGGTGCAACTGCTACGGTACTAGGTATTCAATACTCAGCTGATAAAGTCTATATTGAAAATCGTGTTGGCGATTTTATAGGTGGTAACCCACTCACAACTACATCTGGTGGTAATCTTGTCGCAGACTTTGGTGGTAGTGAGCAAGTCGATGGATTTATTCTATTCGTTGACGGATTAGCCGCAGAGCCTCAACCTGGTGGTTCTGTATCAATATCTGATGATAGTATCTCATATGTGATTCAAAGCGTATCTGGTACATACGTCGATAATACCAGTAGAATGCTAATTGTTCTTTCACAAGAGAAGCCAACAGCATCTGCTCCTGGCGCAGTGATTACAATCAGATATAAATATTCTCAGGTACGTTTGACCGGACACGATTTCTTGTTGATTGGTACTGGTGGTGCTGTTACTAGTAACCATCCAGGTGAGCCATTGCAACCACCAGCACAAGGTAATGAGATTAATGAAACCTTCCCTGGTCGTGTATATTACATCTCAACTGACCAAAACGGTAACTTCCGAGTTGGTGAATTCTTCCGGATTGATCAGGCAACTGGTACAGCAACGCTAAACGCTAACGCCTTTAACTTGGCTGGTTTGACTAGCTTACGACTTGGTTCGATTGGTGCTCAACTTGGTGAATCAATTAATGAATTCTCATCTGATGTAACATTATCAGGTAGTTCAAACATTGCGGTGCCAACAGAAAATGCCGTTAAGACTTATGTGGATAATGCTGCTGGTAGTCCGGTTAGTACCACTGGTTATTTCTTACTAACTATGTAATGATTAGCGCATATATATAAATAATATAAACTAGGAATAACTTACTATGGCATCTGGAATATTTTCAACAAGCACTTTAGGAACTGATTGGTCCGTAATTGCTGCAGGAGCAACAACTGCAAATAGAATCGTGACTGTATCCTTTACTACTCGGCAGACTGAGATTTTACCACCATTTGGTAAAATATCGCTTGCAATTGTTCCAAAGGGAAATCTTATTTCTGCTGACAACGAATGGATAGAATTTGATTCAGCTATTTTACCAAGCTCCGTAGTAGAAAAAACAGGTATAATAATTTCTCCTGATTATGATTTAATTGCTAAATGTGATACACTTGCTACTGTAGATTGCGTTTCTTATGGTGTTGATGTTCGACCAGCTGATTCTACATATGTTATTCAACAAACCGACATTACTGAAGCCGCGGTGTTGGCTGCAGGTGGACCAATTAATATTGTTTCTTCAGCGTCTGCAGGAAGCTTGAAAGTAGTAACAATTACTGTCACAAATAGAGATACTCAACCATGTAATATTGATATTGGTTATTACGACGGCGTAAATACTACATATATAGAAAACAATACTATTTTAGGAGATGACGGCATCTTAGAAAGAACTGGAATAATTCTAAATTCTTCATATGAAATTGTTATAGATGCCACTACTTCCGGAACATTAGCCTTAAGCGTTACTGCTTATGGTTTACAAAACACTGCATAAGGAAAATTTGAAATGCCAATTAAAATAATTTACAATGAAAGCCGAAGCGATGGTGCTGGTGTGGCATGCAACTGGACCGTGCCAGCTGGTGTAACCAAAGTAAAATTTGAAATGTGGGGCGGTGGTGGAGCTGCGGCTGGCTACGCGGGCGCCTGCGATTGCTGCGACACCTCATCTCCAGGTGGTGGTGGTGGTTATGCAACTGGCTATTTTGATGTAACCCCTGGTGACGAATACGCGGTATGTGCTGGCAATGCAGGAGTTCCGATAAACGCTAACTGTTGTAATGGCGGAGTTGGAGGAAATAGTAGTGTTACTGGGCCCTCGATTTCAGGCGCCTTTTGTGCAAGAGGTGGGTGTGGGGGCTGCGGGGCTTTCACTTTCTGGTGTTATCAACATTGTGGATGTAATCACATGTATCAGGCAACTAATGCCGGTGCTTGCGTGCCTGCTGATACCGAAGGTTGTTTAACATCGCCTGGTGGTAGTGGAAGAACCGGGCGAGTCGGCTCTGGCAATCCTTCCATACAAAACGTTGGCGGGCCAGCTGGTGGGCCCTTTGGTGGTGAAGGCGGCATGAGTTTAAGAAATATTGGTTACCAAGAGCTGAGCATATGTCAGGAAACCGCTAATACTAATAGTTGGTGCAATCATATACTTAATGGAAAAATTCCGGGTGGTGGCGGTGCTGGATATACGCCTGGCTGTTGCATATGCGTCCCATGTGGACTTCCTGGAGCCGGCGGACCTGGCTTAGTTAAAATTACTTATTAATAGGTGTAAAACAAATGAGTGTACAGACACATAAACTTCTTGTTAATAAATTTACAGGTAAAGTAGACAATTATGTAGCCTATAAAATGGATGAGAATATTCCGTATAATCCTGAAGAGCAGGTTTTTATTTCTATAGATTCAGCTAATCCGTATTATAAAAATTTAGTTAGTGATCCACCTGAAGATTTGGGTGACATCGCGCTATGGGATTCTTATTGGGATTTCGCCGCAGGCTCTTGGGTATTTCCAGAACCTCCACAGCATAATATTACATTAGAGTTTTTAAAACAAGTTAGAGATAATATGTTAAAAACTACTGATGACATAATGATTGATATTGATATTAGTGATGAAGATAAAGTTGGCTGGGCTACTTATAGGCAACAACTTAGAGATTATTTTGTTGATTTTGACGTAACTCAAGATTTAACACAGATTGTTTGGCCAAAGAATCCAGATGATTCAAAAGCTCTAGCAAATGGAGGAGGTCAATAATGGGACGTTTTATAAATTCCACAGAAGTATCTGTCGGAAGATACCAGCAAAACCAAATATTCGAGGTATACGGCCAAACATGCGGCGCGGCCGCGGCCTGTACGTGGACAGTACCGGACAGCGCCAGCGAAGCTTCGTTTGAAGTATGGGGAGCTGGCGGGTCAGGAACTATTTCTTGCTGCTGCTATTGTTTGTATCGATGTTCAAACCCTGGAACTTCTGGCGGCTACTCGTTAAAGACAATTCCTGTTACTCCAGGTGACACATATATTATGTGTGCTGGAGCAGGCGGGTTGATGCAGTGTTGCAACCCCGCTGGGAGTGGATATGATGGTACTGTTAGTTATGTTACTGGCACAGGATTAACTACATTTTGTGCAGATGGCGGCACGGGAGGTTCGAGTCATTGGCAGGGCTGTGGAAGTCAAGGTGGAGTTAAATGGCCTGGCGCGAGTTCTTTCTGCGCGGGTAAAGAGGGCGGTGGTGCGGCATTTGGCGGAGACGTAAATATTCCTGGAGGTTGGGGTTCGACTAGCTACTGTTCACCTAGTTACATATATGGAATGGGTGTTTCTGGAAGTTCTCCATTTGGTGGAGCAGCCGCGGTGAAAGTTTATCAACATTGCGCGCCAAATGGCGGATGTCAAGTACACGGAAACTTTCCTGGTGGGGGTGGATCTGGTGCATCAAAATGTTGCTGTGATTGCTGCACATGTAACGGTTGGGGTGGAAACGGAATGGTAAGGGTAACATACAAATGAGCCAAATAAATACACACATTTTAACTAAGCTTAATGGATCTATTGTAACTAGGTCGGCGAAACCAGCAGATTTTCCTTATAATGCTGACGAATTAGCTTTAGTTGAAATGACCGAAGAGATGCTAGCACAAGTTTATACTGTATCTGCAGATGAAACTAATATAATTGATTTTACTGCCACTACGTATAATTTTGATTCTGCAAGTTGGGATATTCAATATTTTACTCCGATCGTAATTGATCCGGCAACATCAAAGTTAGATGAATTAAATAAAGCCAAGCGTACTGCTGAGCAATATGCATCTATTGACGATTTGCCGCAATCAATAATAGATATTATTGCATCTCATATAGATACACTAAATAGCATAAACATAACGTCCGAAAATTGTGCTGATACAATTATTCCAAGGTTAACATTTTAAGTAGGAATCAATAATGTCTAGATATCAAAATGCATGCTCATACGAAGTACTTACTAGCTTAGCTGGTTCAGCTGTATTTAAGTCGTTTGGCGCATGCACCTGGCAAGTACCGGCCAATGTGAAAATAGCAACCTTTGAAGTTTGGGGTGGCGGCGGTGGCGGAGCTGGAAGATGCTGTTGCGATTGCTATAGAAATGGTCCAAGCGGATCTGGGGGTGGTTACGCCAAATTGACAATTCCCGTTACTCCTCTAGAAACATATAGTCTTTGTGTTGGAGCTGGTGGTGGTAGCTGCAGTGTTGGTTCTGGCGCTGCAACGCATTGGTGTTGTTATGGCGGTGCTGGAACTACGTCATACGTCACTGGCACTAATATTAATGTTCTTTGCGCGACTGGCGGCACCGGCGGGTATACTGATTGTTACTACCAATGCGGTTGCTCAGTACCCACAGGCTTAGGATACGCATGCACTAATTTAGATTACGCTGGAACAGAATTTGAGTATCTTGGACTAAAAGGTCACCCAGCTCGCGCGGGTGGTTATGGTTGGGCAGGCGGCACGAGTGATTCTGCTCAGTGCGGTGCATCTTGGGCAGGAGGAGCTGGCACATTTGCGCATCAACCTTGGGGTGTTGATGCTTGCTGTTTTTGTATGTGCGGCAAACCTTGTTCAACACCAGGCCGCGGCGGACAAACATACCAATCAATAACGTGCTGCCAATGCGGACCAGGCTCATCAGGCGTAGATGGTATGGTTAGAATTACTTACTAATTAATAGGGCGATATATATGTTATACGGAATTTATTTTGAAAAGGCTACTGGAAATATTCCAGAAGGCTGGGGTTATGTATTAAAACAGCCTGAATTTACTGATGTATATCCAGAAGAATGGTCTTTCAAGGTTTTCGACGATAGTCATCCAAATTACGAAACATTGTATAAGATTGCTGTGCACGATGCTGATGGTACTGCTAATCAATACTTAATGTTATCTCATGGTGGAATTACCTTTGATTTTGAAAACAATGATTTTGTAGTTCATGCTAGGCCAGCATTTGATAAAGTTGGTGCAATAAGAGATATTAGAAATACTCTTATTGCGCAAACTGATAAGTATTTAATGGTATCTGATTTACCTGCATCTCTAAAAGATGCGGCAAAGGTTTATAGACAGGCACTTCGGGATTTACCATCTGCAATTGCTGATGATCTAACATATGAACAATGCCTTGAATTAATTCCCGAAAAGCCTGGCTTTTTGGCGTAATTTGTGGTATAATATATAATAGTATGTGAATGAGTTTATTCGTTAAAGGTGATTAAATTCGTTATTTGTTAAACTGATCTTTATATTATAGGATTACATAATGTACAAAGTTGTATTTGTAAACGGCGGCGCAGGTCGAATGATCTGCGCCTTACCAGCTCTAGAAAGATTTATTCAAGAAAATCCTGATGGTTATATTGTAACCGAAGGTGGAATAGATTTTGTTTGGGGTCATCCCACTCTTCAAGATAGAACGTTCGATTCTAATCACAAAGGCCTATTTGAGAATATTCTTAAAGACGGCGAAATCATCACAACAGAACCATACAGAGATAATGATTATTATAATCAAAGGATCTCTATTGCCCAAGCTTTTGATAAGCAAATTAACGGCAACTATAGAGAAGACTTTGATTATAAGCCTGCTATCTTCTTAAATAAAGAAGAAGACATGTACGGTCTTAGTGTAGTCATGCATGCGAAAGCTGAACAAAAGAAAAATAAAACAATTGTATTGCAACCATACGGTCGTAGTTCTACGCACGAACACGACTTAGGTTTAATAGTTGATACTTCTTCGCGAAGTCTAGAAATGGAAGTATTCAACAAAATTGTTGATAAACTATCTCTAAAATATAACCTGTTGCTCATGAGCGAACACCATTGTGAGACTCACCAAAACGTAAAGGTAATTTCTCCAAAAGATTTAACCTTACGTAAATGGTGCGCCGTTGTTGATAACGCAGACTATTTCATTGGATGCGATTCAGTTGGACAACACTTTGCTTATTCAATGGGTACTCCTGGTAGCATTGTTTTGGGTAGTACCTTTGCTGTAAATGTATCATATCCAAAATATTTTAATATTATAGAAAAACAAAGTGTAGATAAGCGTTATTCTCCTATTCGTATTACTGAGTATGGTTGCTATGAAGCTGATAGAATTAATGATAGACTAATGGACTTTAGTGGTAAAGAGTTAGAAACATTAATAGATAGTATTGTGAAACACATTTCGAAAAAGGTTGGAGAATAAATTATGGCTGTTTGGATTGCAGGTATTACGCGGGGTCACAATGGATCAACGTGTTTATTAAAAGATGGTGAAGTTGTATTTTATTTAGAAGAAGAAAGATTAAGCCGTAAAAAATATGATGGTGGTCCATTAGCTGGACTTCTGAAAATTAAAGAATACACTAATAAATTAGATCATCTAGTAATTGCGCATACTCAATCTTTAGATACTGCTGGTAAAATTGATTTCAGCGGCGATGATATGTACACTGGATTTGCTCGTAAAATTGGGCTAATTGAAAATTCACATGAATCACCTCATCCACAAGTTATTGACTTAGGATTAATTCACCATGAATTACATGCTGCATGCACGTTTTATAATTCTGGGTTTGAAACAGCAACATGTGTAATTGTTGATGGTGCCGGAACATTTGTGTCTTTAGGTGAGAATGGAGAAGTTGGTTTTGAACTAGAAACAGTATTTGAAGCTAGTTATCCTGCAAACTTTGACACGTATTATAAGCATATTGGAGTGAGAGGTCCACAAACATCTTTTGAAAAGTTACAGGTTCCTCATAAGCATCGTGGTAAAGAAAACTTGCATGATGTAGTATTTACAGATCACCCTGGAATTACTAAAGTGTATGAAGCTATGACAGATTATTGTGGATTTAGCTTTATTGAAGCTGGTAAAGCAATGGGTCTATCTTCATACGGTAAACCAAATGAAAATATTCCTCCGATATTTTTGGGATCAGAAGCTCATAGAATGAGTAACCGTAATTTGTTTACTCCAAATTATCCTAATGGTGCATATGTTGATAAAGTGCTATATCCATATTTGAATACAGATAATCTTGAAGTTCAGCAAGACTTAGCTTGGGCAGTTCAAGATGCGACACAAAAAGAAATGATTGCATTGATTCTTAAAGCCGTTGAACGTACTGGCAATAAAAATGTTTGTATTGCTGGTGGATTTGGTTTGAATTGCGTTGCAAACTATGAATATAAAAAGCATTTGCCAAAAGATATTAATCTTTACGTAGAACCAATTAGTCATGATGGTGGTACTTCAATGGGTGCTGCGAAGATGGTATGGCACGATATTACTAAAGATATGACAATCCGTAAGCAAAAGAATATCTATTATGGTCCTAACTACTATGAACTAAATGATGGTTATGCATTAAAACTTAATTCACAAGATACTGTAAAAGAAAATGTTACATATGAAGACGTAGCGCAGCTAATTGCTGAAGAAAATATTGTGTGTATGTATCAAGGTGGTTCAGAAGCAGGCCCTAGAGCATTAGGCAATAGATCAATTATGTTTGATCCCCGTGTTCTGAACGGAAAAGACATTGTGAATGAAGTAAAACACCGTGAATGGTTCCGTCCATTCGCTGGTACTATTCTAGAAGAACATGTTCATGAGTGGTTTGATCTTCAAGGTATGGATTCAACTCCGCATATGATGTATGCCGTTGATTGCCAGCCAGGAATTGCTGAAAAGATTCCTTCTATTATTCACGTTGATGGCACATGTAGAATTCAAACAGTAAATGAAGAACAAAACAAGCATTATTACAATCTAATTTCTACATTCAAAGAAAAAACTGGTGTTCCTATTCTCTTTAATACTAGCTTTAATTTAGGTGGTGAACCATTAGTTGAAACAATTGATGATGCATTGAATACGCTAAGAAACAGTGATCTGAATTACTTGTATTTGCCTGAAGTCAAAATGTTGATTACTGTGCCGTATAATTTGAGAGCTGAGGCAGATGAGTAATTCACAAGTTTTTAACTTTTGTAAAAAGGGAACTTCATTTAGTTATAATCTGAATGTTCCTTTTTACTCGGCTACTGACGGTGATAAAACATTAATCAGTGATTTGACTAAATATATTTTATCGCTTGAAGAAAATATTATTAATCATGAAGGTTTAGTTTCAGAAGTTCCTAAAAATAATAAAGACCCTTATCAACATACTCAACAATGGAAGCAACACAATCTTATTAAAGACGATATTGGATTGGATGGAGAACACTTAAAAAGATTTCCTAGTGATCCAGTTCAAGAAAAATTATTTCAGATTATAAGATCTAACTACTTAAGGTTCTTAGCTGAAATGAGATTGCCAAGAATTAAGTGCTATGTACATTGCTGGGCTAATGTTTTAAGAGAAGATCAATGGATTAGTAAGCACGCGCATGTTACTGCCGAAGATGCGTATTTAGCTGGAACATATTATCTTACTACAAATGATACGGTTTTGGTTCTAGAAGATCCAATAGAAGGAAAACCAAAGCTGGAAGTCAAAACTGCGGAACGTAAATTAATAATGTTTCCTAGTTGGGTGCCTCATTATTCATTAAAAGATGAAAGTGGACAGATGCGAATTTCTATTGCTTTTGATGTTGTTCTAGAAAAAACTATGCTAGGTAATCCATGGAGACCTCATGTCTTATTAGATGATCCAACTACTATGAACGGACTATAAAGTGAGCCTAAAAGAACAAACACAAGAAGAGATCCAATGCTTCCACTGATAACATCAGTTAGTAATTTGTTGACACCTGAAGAGTGTCAACTTATTATTGACATAAATAAAGATAGATTGGAACAAGCGTATCTTAAAGATAAGGTAGTAGATACGAAAGTTAGAAGATCAAAGATTGCATGGATTGATCCTAAAGATCCTAGAATAGAGGCTATTATTCGTAAATGCAATCATCAAATGATTAAAGCTGCTGAGCATCATGATATTGAGTTAAAAGTTTTTGAACGACCGCAATTTACTCAGTACACTTCTTTTGGACATTACAAAAAACATTCTGATGTAGCTAGTAGACAAGGTAAAAGAATTCTATCGGCCACAATAGAATTAAGTAATCATAATGATTATTGTGGAGGTGGAATTTCTATTCAATGCGGAGCAAAGTTCCTTCGTTATAAACGCCCACAAGGATTTATGACAATATTTCCTTCTATATTAACGCATCAGGCAAATACTGTATGGTGGGGAACTAGGTATTCTTTAGTTCTTTGGGGTGTAGATCATAATACGATTGGTGAAAAAAAGTGAGCTTAAAAGAACAAACACAAGATTTACATGAAGAAGCTGAGAAAAGCAAGTTTGCTCAACTGCTCCTTTCAGGTAATATCAATGAACATCAATACGGAACTTACTTAGCAAATCTACTGCCAATATACCAAGTAATAGAAGGAGTAGCAAACCAATTAGGTTTGCTAGTAGGCATTGAAGATATTTGTAGAGCAGATAAAATCAAAGCAGACTTAGATGAATTAAAAGTTAAAGCCACTCCATGCGTTACTGCATACACATATATGACATATGTCAATGATTT